TCGGTCAAATATTATCTTTTCTAATTTAAGATAATCGATACGTTCATTTGGCACATAACGCCATACATAATCTCCATCTAAATCTCCACCTTTTTTAGTGACCCCAAATACGGTCTGTGATATACCTATCTTAACGATTAAGGCACGTTCTCCATCAATAAGAACATGATCACCCTCTTGAAACTGCTTATTCATGCTAAATGCAAGACCTTTGCTAAACTTAGTCGCAAAGTCCTTTATCATAAAACCTATGATGACAATCAATATCATACCAATATATGGTAGAATAAGTTCTGTGATCTCAATTGCAGCTGCATTTGGTGTTGGTATTTCCATTAAATTACCGGCCCCTATCTTCTTCTTCTTGTTTTTCTTTTTCTTCTTTTATATAATTTAAAAGCAATCCTACGTAAATTTCCCTTTCCCATGGCATCATATCATCTAACTCTGTTAAACTATAATTATGGTGTTGCATCATTGCGAAGTTTGTTTGATAATAATTTTCCAGAGTATCATGAGAAAGGGTTATTAAAAAAAACTTTGTAGTCCCTCAATAGTAACCTTATTTTTCTTTTTAGTATGAGGGTTGGTTATAGAAACTTCATGTATTAATTTAGGCATAGTTTCAAAGAATTTACTAACCAACTCAAAACTAGATTGACTCATGCTGTCAATAAATTCGTCTAATTCTTTATCAGATATATCTACTTTATTATGAATAGTTTTTCCATCATGTATTTCAACTACGCATCGTCTTACCATATCAAAAATTTGTTTGATCTCACCTTTTTCAGTAAATCCTTCCATGTCAGAAAGTTTTGGATAACGCATAATCATAGAGATGTCATCTGTAATTGCAATAGTATTAGTATGATTATCTGGCATTTGAACATCAACATCTGCTAAATTTATTTCATGTTCTACTCTGGTTTTACCATCATCGTCACATAGTAAATTTAGTTTTATTTTTTGTCCTATAGATTTTCCTCGTAATTGCAAGAAAATATATTCAATGTCGAATAAAGGATTTTCATAAGGATCAATTTTTCCAAAGGTACATTCTTTTACAATATTTGCAAAAGCCACTTCTATTTCTTTATCCTCTTCTGATTCTTGAGCTATCATAAGAAGTTTTTGTTCTTTGATAAGCCAAGGTCGGTATTTAATTTTTTCTCCAGTAGAAGGTACATCCAATTCATATTGCGGAGTATTAAGTTTTGGTAACGCCATAATTTTTCATCCTTTAGTTCATGGTTAAAATAGTCTAGAAATAGCAGGAAGAGCCCGTGATAGATTTCTTTCTGCAACATTAGTTAATGTCTTTGTTAGTTTGTCTGATAGGGTTGATTTTTGTTGATTAAGATCAGCAGTTTGCCAATATCGGAAATTCATTTCCACATTCCATTTTAATATTTCTGCTGTTGATGGATAAGATAAGGAAACATCTCCAAGAGTTTTGGGAAAAGCTTCCATCAATTGAATTCCGTATCGCCTTTGCCCTTGGTGATCTAATAGGTAGATTTCTACTGTACCAACATAATGATTATAATATCCTATTTGCCAAGTTTTCGGATTAAATGCTCTGTGTTGCCATTTTTCAAATGCAACTCTTTCTGCACCATCAGCAGAACTTTGAAAGGTCATAGCAACACTGTCAGAAAACATTACACCATCAACAACTTGTCTGACCGGCCCATGTATGTTAGAATCTGCTGTAGTTGAAAGAGTTCTTCCCGGCATTGTAACAGATTCACACCTCATAGAAATTTTGTCCATACCTGTAACTGAATTGATGTCTTGTCTGTTTACATTTTCAGATTCAGAATTATTCGATTGTAGTGCTGGTTTATAAATTATAACTTCATATTTATTTGGTCGAGCATATCCTTCATTTGATCGAAATTCAGAAAGAATATCGTTCATTACGCCAAACGCTGCTCCTTCTAAAAATTTAGGTAAAACTGCCATTAGAGCATACTCCTAGAATCTTTCCATACTTCACCTGATCCAGCTTTCTTAAATCTCTGTACAGGAAGTAGTGTTGCAATAGTAAATTCATCGGCATCAATTCTACGAAACTGTGATTTGGTTTGCCCTGCCAAATACCTGTGTAGTGTAGGTTTTATTAAGGTGATTTTCTTTAATTGGCTGTAATCTGCAACTATACGAGTGGTTTCATCAAACCTAGTATTATTACTATAATCTACCAAAGTATCTAATAGCTTAATTCTTAACGGTATAGGAAGATAATGTAAGTTTATTCCCAAAAATCCATCTGGATAGTTTTCTATAGGTAACACTAAAGGAAAAGAATCATAATATGGTAACTTCTTTTTATGTTTCGGATCATAAATGAACATATTCAACTTACCATAAAATGGTTTGTTGTCCCGTTTACCATCACGTAACAAATCCATAGGGCCAGGAGTACCAAATTCCTTAATCTTATCTCTATACCATTGAGTAGATTTAGGACGCCCCTTTGCTTCATCTTTTACCGCTTGCATGTATTTACTAATTGCCATATTACTATTTATACTTAATACCCAGATGATCCTCATTCAACACTTTAAAATCCATACTGTTAATATCACAGAATTCTGTTGCATATTTCCATTTTGCTTCATTTACAGCCCATGTTTTAACCGCACTATAAAATCTATTTGTTTTTCTGGTAGGAACTTTTGGAGGGCCACATTGAATTTTTGGTTTGATCTCTATAATAGATTTCTCTATAGTACCATCATGTTTTTTCACTTTAATATAAAAATCTGGAAAGTATCGATGGATTCTACCATCTATAGGTGATAAATAGGGTATGATGATCTCTTCACTGCCCCATTCTAGTATAGCTCGGTTAGTATCGCAGTACACCATGAACTTACGTTCCCATAGAGAACGGTATGTTATGCGATTGGGATCACCTTTATATTTTTTTGGGTTGTTTGGGGTGTATTTACCTTTGTATGACATAAACAAAATACCTAAATAGTTTCATTGTAAGGATATTTAGACATGAGTATAGGTAACGCTATCGTCAATCAGGCACTAGGTGCTGCATCTAGACAAGCTACTGGCGCTCTTAAAAAAGTTATGGGCAATCTCCCTGGCTCTGTTTTGGGTGGAAGTAAACCAGCATTTGGTATTTCTGCCAACATGCCACAATCTATCAACCTTCAGTATCCATTGAATGTTGAAGGAGATATACAACAAGGACATTACATAATGTTCTTTATAAATTCTTCTAATCCAACAGTAATTGCAAAAGATAAAGAATCAGCCTATTACTCAGCCATGTGGGGCGGTGACGATCCCGTATTTGGTTCCAATACGCAATTAAATCCACCGAAGGTATCAACATATCAAACTGCGCCAACAGGTGCGCTTTCAATAAAAAGACCAGCAACAACACGACTTGAAAAAGCAATATCCCTTTACATGCCCACAACAGTTAAGACAGAATACAAGATGAATTATACAGACACAGAAATAGGTGGAGGAGCGCAAGCGGCCGCCAGTTTACTTCAAAGTGCGATAGATAGTGGAAGAAAAGGAACTATGTTTGAAGATTTTATAACAAACGATGGATACAAATCTGGAGCACAAACTCTGGGAGCTGGTGCTGCAGTCACTGCCGTTAATTGGGCAAAAGGTATCGAACAGGTTGGAGGCCCGTTACTTGGTATGCAAGGATCAATAGCAGCAGCTTCAATTGCCTCTGGAAAGATAATGTCTGATAAGATGGAATTGTTATTTACTGGTGTTAATCGCAGACAATTTAGTTATACTTTTACTTTTATTCCTAAGAGCGAAGAAGAAAGTGAGATGGTTGCTAACATTGTATTTACTTTTAAAAAATATATGACACCATCATTTGGTGAACTAAACGGACTTGGCGTAAAAACCACGGCCGCTGGGAGGATTTTAAATATACCAGAAACATTTGATATTCAGTATATGTATCATGCTAAAGAAAATCCTTGGCTTAATAAAATTTCTACTTGTTATTTACTTGGTATGGATGTGTCATATGGCAGCGAAAAATCAGGATTTTTTGAACCACTTGAAAATCCTGCCGTCAAGGGCATAGGCCCACCTCCTGCCCACACCTCAATTACATTAAATTTTGAAGAGATTGAAAAAATGTCAAGAGAACGTATTGAGCAAGGATTCTAATCATGTTTTTTTCTGCAATACCCAAAATATATTATTCTGGAACATCCGGCAAAGATCATAAACTTGTCACTAACCTTTTGCGCCGTGTTGGTATTAGAGCAAAGATTAAGTCAAGTATGGGATTATTTGATACCTATGAAGTCAAAGAAGGTGAAACACCAGAAATGATTGCACATAAGTTGTATGGTGATTCAGAATATCATTGGATAGTTTTGATGATGAATGATATCGTAGACAGATATCATGGGTGGCCACTGTCAACACCACAATTTCTTGCATTTATTGATGAGAAGTATGATGATGTAAATGCAGTACATCACTATGAAATCAATGCAACTTCTGGGGATACTTCTAAAACTATTAATGTTGGTACTACTAATGCAGATTATGCTGGGGCATCTATAGTGACTAATATGGAATATGAAGAATCAAACCAAGATAAACTTAGAAGTATTCGTTTGCTTGATCCTGGCTATGTTCCACAATTTATTGAAGAATATGCAAGTCTGATGAATGAAAGTGTGATTTAATGCCTGACGCTATAAATGTTGCTGGTGAGTTTAAGGTTGATTTGGCAGAAATTATTACTGTTGATGGTTCTATTCTGGATCTTACCAACAAAGTTGTAAATATTGTTATATTTGAGGACATTGAGAATCCATATTTAACAGGAAATATAAGTTTTATAGATGACCATAACGTACAGAACTTAATGCCTCTTATAGGTCAAGAATTATTAAAACTTAAAATAAGAACTCCATCTATGAAAAGGCCAAACGAGATTATAGAATCTTTATTCTATATAAAAAGTTTAGCTACTTCTTTGGAAATTAATCAAAATAAAAAAATAATATCTTTTGAGTTTATTTCTCTAGAAGGTATGGAGAATCGAAGAAAAACGTTGCACAGAACTTTAACAGGCACATTTTCTAGCATGGTAGAAACTATCTTGAGGTCTGATTTAAAATCTACTAAAGATTTTTACGTAGACCCTACTATGGGTGTAAAGAAAATTGTGGCTACAGATATCTCTCCAATATTTTTAATAAACAGTTTTGTTCAACAATCAATATCAGAAAAATTTGGTTCACCCACATATGTGTTTTTCGAAACTCTAGAGGGTTTTCATTTTAGATCGTTAGAAAGTTTATATAAAGAAGATGCAGTGATGGATTATACATCCGAAACCGAAAGTGGATTTGTAGAAAGAAAAAAAGGATATGCTAATGTTCTTACAGAATTGCAAAAGATAAGAAAATTGACATTAAACAATAGTTCTGATCATTTAAATGATATTACAGGTGGTGCCTATGCTTCTAATGTTATTACTCATGATATCTTTAATAAGTCATACAGTCAAACTGGTTATCATTATTTTAACTCTTTTGAAAAAGAGAAACATATCAATTATTTTAATAATAGAGGCCAACAATGGCCGATATTTAGTGCTGTAGCAATAGATGATAATAAATCAACTGCTTCAGATCGCCCAGTAAAGACTTTTTTACGCCCAGTATCTTTTAGTAATGTACCTTCTAGGAAAGATGCCCATTATACTAATTCTTCTGGAAAAGCAAATTATAATGGTTATGACCCAGACTCATGGATTACAAAAAGAACTTCAATGATGAACAATTTTCAAGGAATCGAAGCTAATATAGTAGTAGATGGTCACACTGCCGTAAGAGCCGGGGAGATGGTAAATTTAATTATACCTTCTAATGCACAAAAAAAACAGATTAAAGAAAATCAAACTGATAGATTTTTTAGAGGAGCATTTCTCATCCGTAATATAATGCATGATTTTACTGTGGACGATACAGGAAATAAACATACTATAGAAATGTCTTGCGTTGCAGATTGCGTAGAAGAACTTATCCCCGGCACAGAAAAAAACCCTGTTCCAAAAATATATGGTAAGAGCAATAAACAAAATCCAATCACAATTAATGTAGCTACTGATTAGAACAGAAAGGAGAAGTCCAAATTAATTCCAAAAAAATATCCAATAAAAATAACAAAAAGGAAGAAAAAATGGCTAGAACCAAAAACAGAATTAAAAATATGACATTCCAAAAACAAACACGAAACATCCAACCTCTAGAACCACTTTCCGAAGAAGATAAATATGTTGTGAAGATGTCAGGATATAAAAAAGGATTAATAGGACAACAAGCAAATGAAAAAATACCAAGATATGCGAACTCCTCTGGTTGAAGGGGTTTACGACAAAAACATATTTAAAGCGATATTCCTTGCTGGGGGGCCTGGCAGCGGTAAGTCTTATGTTGCCAAGTCTTCTACAGGGGGTATGGGTCTTAAAATGGTTAACTCTGATAATGCGTTTGAAAATCTCTTAGACAAAGAAGGTCTTACCAAGAAGATGAACACCAAACGAGGTGAACGTGAGACAGATCAAAGAGATGTCGTTAGAGATCGTGCTAAGAGTATAACGTCCAGACAAAAAGGTAATTATGTAGAAGGTCGCCTTGGTTTGATCATCGATGGTACTGGTCACGATTATGATAAGATTTCAAGACAGTCAAGTAAACTACGTATGTTAGGGTATGAGACATATATGATCTTTGTTAACACTTCACTAGACGTTGCACTACAGTCAAATGCAAATAGAGATCGGGTTGTTCCAGAGTCTATCGTCATAAAATCTCATAAGGCGGTGCAGTCCAATCTTGGTAAATTTAGTAGTCACTTTAGAGGTAATCTTGTTATTGTCGATAATAATGACAGGACAGAAACACCCATAAAGGCGGCGTACAAACATGTTGCACAACTATTAAAAAAACCAGTTAAGAACCAGATCGCAAAGAACTGGGTTGCAATGGAGTTACAGAAGAAACGTAGATAGTGATTCGGGATCGTTAATCTTACCTGATGTGTCGTAGGTTGTTATTATCCTTGTCCAATCTTTCCACAACTCTCTCATGTGTGGTTTCATCTTTACTTTATTCATTAGATAGTCTTTATCTTTTGTGTAGTCGTAAATGTAATCCTTCAACTGCCACTTGCAAGTTTCACTAACAGTGTCCTTTAGTAGTTTTAGGTCATGGTTCACGATAGTCCATTTCTGAAAATCGTTGCTGTCATAAAATGCAACTGCATTTAAATCTTTTGTATCAAGGTATTGTAAGTGGTATTGTTTTCTATCTTGCCACCCAAAGTTGAATATACCCCACCACATAAAGTCGAATACAGTACGAATTTCGAATGGACTCCCTTTAATACTTTCATGCATATGTCTCAGAAAGAGATCAGCAGCTCCATCATAACCGTTCTGTTCATGCTGTCCCATTATAGGATACATTGTTCGAATATCATGGTTTTCCCACTTATCATGTAACATACTATACTCAAAGTTTTTTGCAAACTTCCACCTTCCAAATAACTGATCTGCTGGGTATCCATTTAATACTATACCATCATCTTTTACAATTTTTGCTGGACTAGAGTATATACTCTTTATCCAATGCAACTTAACATTAGAGGTTTTAACAAGAGTCTCATACATTGGTTTGTTTTCTTCTACTGAACCCTCTGACAATAGGATTTCAAATGAAACACCACGTTTTAATAATCCACATACTATAACTGTAGAGTCTATACCACCAGACCACATAACATATATTTTCTTATTTGTGGAAATGATCTCTGTAATTCTATCTTCAATGAGGTCTTCTATTGTCTTTGTAAACTGCGAATCATACTCTGGTATAGGGTCGTATTCAAAATCAAATTTGTTTAGTCCAGTTCTGTCTATTGAAAACGGAGAGCCTGCAAAACACATTATCTTATGAAACATTAGTGCATTATTCACTAGGGGGTCATCACCTAGTGATATTGTTCGAGCATAAAGTAGTTTTAACTTGGTCATCAATCCAACTTTAGATGTTTTCTGAATTGATCTAGGTCTAATTCTTCTACTACCTTTATTTTACGAACACTGAATCCTGAGTCTGTATCAAGTTCATAGTGTACATTATGCAGTTCGCCGTAGTGTAATAGAATGTCATCTGCTTTACATTGTACACGGAACAGGTGAAAGTTTGGGTCTGATCCTAATGAAATCCACTCTCGTATGCACCACTGAAGTGATCCTACAAACAAGCCAGGGTTTGTTCTCTTGTTTATTTCGCCTGCATCTATTACTTCTCCTAACTTGTACTCCATCTTGGAGTAGTATATTCCCTGTAATTTACTGTTAGTGAGTTTATATGTGTTTATGGTTTCTTTTCCATAGAAGTAGTAACTAGTAACTGGTTCTGAATAGTACGCCGGAAGGTTATTGCCACATAGTACTGCCATGCGAGTGCAGATACCATTTATCTTTGCAGTACCAAAGTCTGCACAGGATAGGTTTGCAGTTCTAAAGTTACAGTTGCGTAGGTCAGAGTTTTGGAATGATGCACCATCTAGGATTGCACTGAAGAATTTAGACCCTCTAAGATTCGATCCGTCCCATACAGAGTTAGATGCCCTTATGTACTTGAAGATATTCTCTCTCATTGTGCAATTTAAAAACTGAGTATTGACTGCATCACACATTGTAAAGTCAGTATCTTTAAAATTGCATTTGTTAAAGATCGCACCAGATATGTCTGCCTTTGTCAAGTCACTATTATCAAAGTTTATATTTTTAAATGTACCCTCTATCCTCACACCACGAAGGTCTAAGTTCTTTAAATGTACATCTGGAAGTTCACATAATTTCTCTAGGCCTAGAGGCCCGTTATATGCCTCAGTTCCATTTTTATAAAATAATTTCATACTCACCCTTTTCTACTATTATATATAATACTGTTAACTATATATGTCGGTGAACATATTAAGAATAAGTGAGGAACTTAAAAATGAAACGACTACTATTGACACTTGTTGTGTCTCTCTTTATATCTACTGCGGTTAAAGCAGAAACTTTCACAATAGTATTTCCCACCACACCTGACAAGGGTGGCACCGCATACTGGGGAAATCTTACTCTCAAACATCTTAACAAGAAGTTAGAAAAATACGGTCACAATGTTGTACCAAAGTATATTCCTGGCCAACGTGGTAAGAAGGCGATGGGTGAGTTTGTCAAGAAATACTCAAAAGACCCAAGAGCAATGATGCTTGCAAATGGTGGTAATGGTGAGGCGTTCCTAATTGAACCCATCAAGGGATTTGATTATCGCAACTATGCACCAATCGGACTTATGAATACCACGATCTGGATTTCTAGTCAAACATCATATGACCCAAAGACTATGGTTGCAAAGTTTCCTAGTTCTGGTGGTACTGGATTTGCGTCTGATATGATTGCATTGGGTATGTTGACCTGTGGGCCTGATAGGAGTTATCGTGTAGATACTTTTATCAAGTGTTTCGAGGAAAGACTTAAAATCGTAGGTGGTTTCAAGTCACGTGGAGAAAGACGAATGGCATTTGTCAACAGTCTCTTAACTGCGTCACGTGCAACACCACAGTCTACTATGATGGCGAATAAGAAACTATTTGATGCGGGCACTCATGGTGTACTGTTCTCTCATGGTATTCGTACACTAGACGGTGGTAAACGTCTTGACCCAAATGCACCAAAAGGTGCTCAATCATTTGAACAGGTATATGAAAAGACATGGGGAGTTAAACCTTCTGGTGATGTCTTTGAGGCATATGACTTGTTTCAAGCGTTTCGTGATGGGTTTCAAAAGACAATCTGGATTAGTAAAGATTCTAAACACAGGGAGGTCATTCAACTTGCGTTTAACGATATGATCAACGATCCAACGATCAAGAAAGACCTTGACAACAAACTTGGTAAGTTTGATTGGTATACTGGTCTTACCGTAGATACTTTTTCAAGTAGTCTGTTTCAAAAGATCACTAAAAAGAAGATTGAGAATTTAGTGGAACTTGCACAGAAGACTTTTAAGTATAAGTCTGCGAAAGTAAAACCTGAGTTGTTCTAAGTAGAACTAACGTGGAATGGATACTACAATATCCACCACTGATTCAGTGGTCTATAATGATTGTGGCGGGTGTGATGTACGGTGGTTTAATCGGACTCATACCCGCTGCAGGGCCATCTAAGGCACTTATCCTACTATTTGTAATAGTAAATCATTTTGACTTCACAGGGGGTGATTACCTCTTTGTACTATTCTCAATAACTACCGTTGTTGCCGCTTCAACAGGAGACAGTTTTGCAAGTGTGTTGATTGGTATTCCAGGCGCAATGGGGTCTGCGGCAACCATGTTGGATGGATTTCCTCTTGCAAAACAAGGTAAAGCATCATATGCGTTGTCTGCTGCAATCACTACTTCTACAGTTAATGGTCTATTCTGGGGTGTCATTGCATTTATGATTATACCTTATTATCAGTACGTAATCAAGTATGTACAAGTTCCTGAGATATTTGCACTGGTCATACTTGCATTTTGTCTAATATCAGCGGTCACTACAAACCATATGTTTAGATCGTTTGTTGCAATTGGTGTTGGTAGTTTTGTTGGGTTGATTGGTATTGACATTTTAGGAAATCCAAGATTTGTTTTTGGTCTAGAGTATCTAGAGGATGGTATACCCATCATCATAGTTGCAGCTGGTCTGTTTGCGATACCAGAACTGTATGAAGCGTTAATGTTAAATTCAAAACAAGAGAAAATGGACAGGAAGACACACAACAAACAAACATGGGACGGTATAAAGGAAGTGTGGACTCATAAGTGGTTAGCACTACAGGGTGGTGCAATCGGTATGGTGGTCGGTATGTTACCAGGCACCTCTGGTGGTATCGGTGATTGGACTGCATATAGTACAACCGTGTCACAGTATAAGAATGAGAAGATACCATTTGGTAAGGGTAATATAAAAGGTGTGATTGGGCCTGAGGGTGCAAACAACTCTGGTAAAGCAGGTGCATTGATACCAACTCTTCTATTTGGAATACCAGGCGGTAAGGCGATGGTCATACTGATGGCACTCTGGATGTCTTTAGGGTTTCATGTTGATAACATTGAACTCATGACAAGTGACAAATTCATCAATCATATATTTGGAGGATTTCTAGTAGGAACTCTATTGACAGGTATAGTCTGTTTAGTATTTACACGATATATCAGTAAGGTGGTTTATTTCCCTGCTCGTTATTGGGTTACACCATTATTCTTATTGACCATATGGGCGGTGGTTGCATCACGATATTATGTGTACTTATATGAGGACATATTGACACTAGGTATATTTGGTGTTCTTGGTTTTGTTATGTCAAAATACAAATTCTCAAGACCAGCGTTCCTTATGTCGTTTATTCTTGCAGAGAGATTTGAGGGTAGTTTTTACCAGACGATAGGTATATTTGAGATTAGTGAGCTTATTGTCAGACCCATCTTTGTTACTCTGATATTTGCCAGTATTGGTTTGGTGATATGGAAACTAAGAAGTAAACACAAATTATCATATACGTGACATAATTACCACACCCCTCATTTAAATGCATATTCCATGTCGATTCTTGTTGACAAAGTACTCTTTTGTGTGGTATAGTATTAATATAATGAGAAATAACAAAGGAAATGATATGTTAGTAAGTAAATGGAAAGATGAGTTTAATTTTGGTGTTAGTGCTGCAACGAATTGTTTAACTAAGGGAACTTGCGCTCCTAAGATTGTAAGTCTTGAAGACTTTACATCTGGATTTTGTGTGTTTGGTGCGTTTGGTGAAATCCTTAATTGTGGTGAATCATTTGAGACTTTTGAAGAAGCTGCAAAGTGGATGGAAACCGTATTTACCTTTGAGGTAAAATTTGATGTTGTCTAACGAGTTCAATTTCATCCATCCCAAAATGTCTGAGAAGGATATGAAATCCTTTGGATTTTGGGAGAACAGGGATAGTGCATGGCACATAGAAGATGTGTGG